TTCTGCCGCACCGACAGCCACTACAAGCAAATCGCCGGTGTGGACGTCTACGACGTGGATCGTGATGCGCGCACCTTCGACGGCCCGCATCCCGTGGTTGCGCATCCACCGTGTCGTGCGTGGGGCCGGCTACGCAAGTTCGCCAAGCCACGGCCCGACGAACGAAACCTCGCGCGGCTCGCCGTTGCCCTTGTGCGCGAGTTCGGCGGCGTGCTCGAACACCCCGAGGGCAGCACGCTCTGGCAAGCCCAACGACTGCCACCACCTGGCGAGCGGGACGCGATGGGCGGCTGGACGCTCGGCATCACGCAGCACTGGTGGGGCCACCGCGCCACAAAGGCGACGCTGCTGTACGTCGTTGGATGCGTGCCGGCCGACATCCCGCCATTCCCAGAGTTGCGGCTCGGGGAAGGAACGCACGTGATCGCCATGGATAAGCGGCCTGGCCGCGGGGTTGGCGGGCAGCGCCTGCGCAAGGGCATGCCGGGCTGGCGGCCTGAGGTGTCGAAGCCCGAGCGAGAGCACACGCCGCCCGCTCTCGCCGAGTGGCTGGTCGAGCTGGCTCGTCGATGCCGGGTGCCGTCGTGATCAAGACCGCCGTCATCAGCCCCTGCGGCCAGTTCCGGTACCGCCTCGGCCGCCGCTGGGCCGATGGGCCGGAGCTGGTGTTCGTGATGCTGAATCCCAGCACGGCCGACGCTGAGCGCGATGACCCGACCATCCGGCGCTGCATCGCGTTCGCCAAGGCGCACGGCTACAGCGCGATCGAGGTCGTGAATCTCTTCGCCTACCGAGCGACCGACCCGAGCGATCTGCGCGCTGCAGGCTGCCCGGTAGGCCCGGAGAACGACCGCCACATCGACGAGGCCATGCCCGAGCTTCCTGGGGTGGTCTGCGTGGCCTGGGGTGATCGCGCTCGGGGGCTCGCCAGGCCAGGCGAGGTACTGCGCATCATCGAGCGGGCACTCGCGATCCCGTGCAGCCTGGCCGTCACCAAGCACGGCATGCCGGCCCACCCGTTGATGCTGCGAGCGGACTGCTGCCTGCAGCCCTACCACGCTCCGAAGGCTTGACAAGTGAACGCGACGCCTTGGGACGCACTGCTGCGGCAAACCAGGCCGACGCCCATGTCGGCCCGGTCCGTGGAAGGCGCAGCCGGCGAGCGCCCCGGCACCAAGCTGGCGGCGCTATTGGCCGAGCTGGCCACCGTCGAAAGCCTTTCAACGCTGGCGCTTGCCGTGCGATGCGACCTGACCTCGCGACAGGTCTGGGGCCTGCTCAAGGCTCCACGGGCCACTGGCCAAGTGCGCTTCGACGCGGGCCGTTGGAGCCTGGTCGCGGGCTATCCTGGCCGCGATGTCGAGCGCGCGGTGGCGTTGCTGCGAGCCCGGGGATGGACGGTGAAGCCGCCTCAACCGCAGAGAGGGACGACATGAGCATCCGGGCACTCGAACTGGCGGTTTGCCGCATGGCCGAAGCGTGGCGCTCCTGGAGGCGCCGCCGCCACTGGACGCAGGCCCGACAGGTGGAGCACCTGCGCACGATGCTGCTGGCCGATCACCAATGGCTGGCCGCCGACAAGACTGCCGACGCGCTGACGGCGCGCTACTTGGCTGCTCTGGCGCCCGACTGGTACACGCGGCAGCACGAAGACACGGCGCGGCTGCGCAGCCGGCTAGGGCTGGTGCCGCCGCAGGGCTACGACCCAGGACCAGGCCCGGAGCCGTGCAAGCACCGCGACGAGCCGCGCGGCTGCTACCGCGTGCGCTGCCAGCTTGGGCGCAAGTGTGTTGACGCCTAACGACCAGGTTAAGGCGGGGCCGACAGCGCGCAGCGCTGTTGGGCCTCGCCCTTGAACCGCCAGTTCGGCTGGCGGAAGACGCAACAGACAAGGACAGACCGATGACCGTGACACGCATCAAGGGGCCGACGATCATGCTGGCCAGTGGCCGCTACTTCGACCTGGAAGACCCGGCATCGGCCGAGTTCACCATCGAGGACATCGCGCACGCACTGGCGCATATCTGCCGCTACACCGGCCACTGCCGCGCCTTCTACAGCGTGGCGCAGCACTCGGTGCTGGTGTCGCGCGTGGTGCCGGCAGAGCACGCTTTTGCGGGCCTGCTGCACGACGCGGCCGAGGCGTTCATCGGCGATGTCTCGAAGCCGCTGAAGGTCCTGCTGCCCGACTACAAGCACATCGAGGACCGTATCGAGGCTGCCGTCTTTGCGCGGTTCGGGCTGCCTGCCGAGCTGCCTGCGTGCGTGAAGGAGGCCGACCGCGTGCTGCTGCGCACCGAGCAGCGCGATCTGATGGGAGCCGAAGGGCACGAGTGGTCCTTCACCGAAGGTGCGGCACCGCTGCCCGAGCGCATCGAGCCGCTGCCGCCTGGCGAAGCGAAATGGCTGTTCCTCACGCGGTATGCAGCCCTGAAGCCGAACGCCAAGGTTAACTTGACCGCCACGGCGCGTGCGCCACAACTGAAGGAAGACGAGATGAACGACACCGACAGCCGGCCCGCCGTGGTGGGTCAAGTTGAACCGACAGTTCGGCTTCACTGCCACGATTGCGGAGCCAAAGTTGGCGAGCTGCACATGGATGGCTGCGACGTGGAGCGCTGCCCTGACTGCGGCGGGCAGGCCATCAGTTGCGACTGCGAAGGCGACTTCACGCACCCGCGCCTGCCTTGGACTGGACACTGGCCAGGAGATGCTGAGTGCCGCGAATTTGGGTGGTGGTCGCGCTGGGTGGACGGGCGCGGATGGGTGCGCTGTGAAGCGACTGACCACGGCGCCGGCCCTGACCTGAACCGCCTAGCGGTAGAGGGCGTGTGGGACGCCGCCGCTGGCCGGTTTGTGAAGCCGAACCACCGGTTGAGGCGCACCGCGTAGCGGTGTCGCCTCGAACCGGGCGTTGGGCGGCGACGGCGCGGCAGCACATCAACCTCAACAGTGAACCGAACATGACCCACCTTCCCCCGAGGCAGACATCCGATACCGAGCTGGACGCGGTCGCCTTCCGGCTGCTGAAAGCGATGCACGGCCTCCCACTCTCGACCGTGCGCGCAGCGCTGGACCGGGCGATGTTCATCGCTGCTGCGACGTCGACGCTGGATACCAGCTCGGATGAGTTCGTGGCCGCGCAGCGCGATCTGCCGGCCGAGACGGTCTTCGAAGGCGTTGGCCTTCCCCCAGGGTGGGAGTGCCGGACGGCGGCTAGTCGTCAACCGTCCACAGGCTCTGCGAAATCGCCGCCAGAAACGCCGCAGCGCCCTCCTCTCCAATGCGATGGAGCTGCTGATTCGCGCCAGCCAGATGCACCATGAGATCGTCTTGCGTCAATGAGCCGTTCTTGCACAGGGCCCTGACCAAGGCCGCGCGTGCGCCACACCGGCGAGTCGAAGCGGAACGCCTGCCGGTCCATGGCCTGGCACTCCGGTGGCTCAAGGCCGCCGCTTGTCGTCCACGGCCGCAGACACGCTCAGCCCAAGGTCAGGGTCATTCACGGCCACCACGCTGAAGCCATCGGAACGCAGCTCAAAGGGTGTCCCGGGCGCGTTCAGCGCGCCCAAGACTGCGTCATTGGCGGCGAGGGGTGGCGCGCCGATAGCTCGCATGACTTTGCGCACGTCGGACATGAAGTTCACTCGGTCTGCGGGCGTCGAGGGCATGCCGAGAACCTCCACCCACCGAAGAAGGTGGCGCTCGTCAACGAAGCCAAGTAGATACCATCCTTCTGGGAATGGGCAAGTGGTGATGGATGTGCCTGCCGCATTGCGCATGCCAACGGTGCATGACTTCGGATCGATCAGGTTGCGACGACTGAATCGCCGTTCCCGATTGACCTCATCGAGCAGCGCGACCATCGACATCCCAGCGGCGAGACGCGAGGCTTGACGCTCTTGCGTCGCTTCTGGCGGGGCTGTACGAGCGTGTTCTGCCTTTGGCGCTGTCTGCGCACCGGAGGTGGCTCGGTCCGAGTGCGTCGACTTCACATAGATCGCGGCACAGCAAGCTGCCAGCAATGCAGCAGCCAAGCATCGAACCCACGGCGGCTGCGGTTGCGCCTGACCTGCAAAGACTGTCTTGATCCACTGCATCGTTTTCTCCCTTGCTCACCAATCGTGCATTGACGCCACCACGCGCCCCAGCACCTCGAAGTTCGCAGCCCGCTCGAGGTTCACGTCGTAGGGCGCGAACGAATTGTTGGCGCTGCTGATGCGCAGCACGCCGCCGGGCAGGAGCTGCAGGTACTTGACCAGCACCTCGTCGTCCTGCCGAAGGACGCAGATGAAGCCTGACCGCGGGCTGGTGTCGGTGATGTCCACGAATCGAGTTGGTCTATCGCTTCGCCGCAGCTTTCGGCGTGTCCAACACCTCAATCTGGTCGCGGCAGGCGGCGTGATGCTTGCCGAAGTTGAACGCCTGTAGCACCGGACCCAGTAGCTGGAGATCGTGCCGAAGCGGTGCGCGGCCTTCGTACAGCAGCGTCAGATCGTTCAGCGCGGTGACGTACTCGCGAGACCAGTGGGCAGCGATCCAGCATTGCCCGAATCGTTCGAACGGCCCCTTCGACAAAGTGCGCTCGACCTCCTGCAGAAGCGCCGTCGCCTCTCGCACCTTGCCCAGTCGCGCGGCCTCAGGCTGCTTGGTCCAAGTGCCGGTTGCCGACACCGGCGCTGCCATCCGGTCGTATAGATCGCGAGCCTGCTTGTAGGTCGGCGTGGCCGCCGCCATCAGAGGCATGCTGACAACGGCAAGGGCTGCCAGCCTCAGCTTATGCATGCGCTATCTCCCTTGTTCACCAGTAGTGCATCGAGGCCACGACGCGCCCCAGAACGGCAACGTCTTCAGCCTTGCTCAAGTCGACCTCGTATGGTGCATAGCTGCTGTTGGCGCTGCTGATCCGCAGCCGCCCGCCGGGCAGCAGATCGACGTACTTGACCATCAGCGCATCGCTGTGGCGTATGACGTAAACGTTGCCACCGACTGGCGAGGTGTCGGTGGTGTCCATGACCACCAGATCACCATCGTTCAAGACGGTCTGCATCGAGTTGCCCTTCACAGCGAAGGCGCAGAGGTTCTCAGGGTTGAGGGCGCGCTTTCGCAGCCAGTGCTCGCTGACGCAGATCTCGCCATCGCTCGAATCTGACCCGTCGATGAAGGAGCCGGGTCCGGCGCTCGCGGTCGTGCGATAGAGCCGAATGGGGACCATCTGCTCTACGTGGGCGGCCGGTGCATCAGGCAGATGGCCGCCTCGCGTCATCGGCCCATCTCCTACAAGCAGCCACTCGGCCAGCAGGCCGAACGCTCGGTAGCAGCCAGACAGGAACTCGGCACTCGGCGCACGAATGCCGGTCACGTAGGCCCGCATGGTCCCGTAGGGCACGCCTACGCGCACGGCCAGTTCGGTTCCGTCCAGACCCAGCGTAGCCATTGCGGCGCGCAGTCGAGCGCCGATTGCGACTAGGTCGAGGGCGGAGATGTCCGTGTCCGATGCCTGCATTGGAGCGACCGATCTGGTCGTCTAGCGCCATAAATCAGCGCGAATCGGGCCGATTGTGGGGCCGATGCGCGGTAGCGGATAGGCCCGTGACAAAGCGATGTCCGCAATCGCACTGAAGACAGACCGAAAACAGGCAACATGTCTTGCGTTGTCCGAAATCAATCAATATGATTCGGCTGGAATCGAGCAACAACGCAGGAGCTTGCGCACAAATGGCTAGACCTCAAGCGAATTCACGCGCCGCCAGCCGCGCCGCCGCCGCGCTTTCGGCCTCCGAAGTCAAGACGCGGCTGCGGGAGCAGGGCTACACGCTGAAGAGTTGGGCCGAGAGCCATCGCTTCCCCTACGACACCGTGAGCTGTGTCGTCCGGGGGATCAACCGCGGCACCTACGGCATGGGGCACCGCATCGCGGTGGCCCTTGGAATGAAGAGGGCCTGAGCGTGGCAAAGACCCCAAAAAAGCAAGCGGCGACGGACTTGTTGCCTGTGCCGGCGAAAAGCGACGACGTGTCGTTTTTGTCTGCGAACGCGCCGTGGGTCGCCGGCATCGTGAACCTCGATCTAACGGGCTCGCGGGAGGAGCGGGCCAACCGCGCGGCCGAGCACATGAACTCCTCGCAGCGCCACATGTTGGCGGCGGGCATCCTGCTCGCCAGCATCAAGGCCGAGTGCGGGCATGGGCAGTTCATCGAGCTGATTGAAGAGCGCGGCTTTGCCCCACGGTCTGCGCAGCGTGCGATGCAGTACGCGCAGTTCATCGGCAGCCTGCCCGAGGCCGATCGACTGCGCTTCCTGGAGCTGCCGCGATCGAAGGTCATGGAGATCGCAGCCGCCGACCCCGAAGTAATCGCCCAGATCGTCGATGACGGGGTGGAGCAGATCGACGCTCTGACTGTGCGGGCCCTTCGCGACAAGATCACCGAGCTGGAGGCCGCCGCGACCGACCTCACCGTCCAGCGCGACACCGCCGAGGCCGAGGCGGAGGGGCTGCGGAAGAAGCTGAAGCGGGGGCTGCCGGATCGGCAGGACGAAGTGCCGCACCAGGTGGCCGACGCACGCGCCGAGATCGTGGCGCTGGGCAAGAAGGCGGGGCTGGCGCTGGACGCCTTCACGCCCCTCTTCGACACGCTCGGCGGCCTGCGCGAGCACGCTGCCCTGCACGACTGGGCCGAGGCCACGCAGCGCCTGGCCGCCGCGCAGCTCGCCGCGCTGGCGGTGCAGCTCAACGGCGTGCTGCGCGCCTACCTGAGCGAGCTGCCGGGCGAAGACGCCACGCCCACCAAGCTGAGCTACCTGACGAAGCAGGAGGTCATCGAGGCCGCCAGGCTCTGCGCCGAGCTGACGCAGGTGCATGAGTACGAGCGGCTGCTGCGCGAGTGGGAGCGGCAGCAGGCCAGCCCGACCAAGGGCAAGGGCCGGCCCAAGGCCAAGCCGGTGCCGCCGGGCGAAGGGGCTGGGTCATGACGCCGGAAGTTCTGGCCACCGACCGCGCGATCAGCACCGCGGTGCTGCGCCGCATGGTCGACGAAGCCGCCGACATGCTGCTCGCAGCGGCCGAGGCCGTGACCGAGAGCTGCAAGGCCGACGTGAAGGGGCCCACGGCCGCCGAGCGGGTGGTGGGGCCGCAGCGCGCCAAGCGCCGGCTGCACGCCCTCGTGAGCCGCTTGAACGACCAGCGCGCGCTGGGCGCCGCCTGCCGGCAGGTGGGCGACGAGTTCAGCGCGCAGCGCATCACCGAGCGCGTGGACGGCGCGCTGGCTCGCATCCGTGGCCTGGCCGCGGTGTGCGACGCCGCACCGCACGCGACCGCCGGCTCGCCGGCCGCATCCACACAAGGGGACAACGCATGAGCCACACCCAGGCCGGCAGCGAAGGCTTTGCCGCCGCTGCCACCTACTGCCGCCAGCAGCTCGCCGAGGTCGAGCAGCTCGTCGAGCAAGTCATCGCGGCAGCCTTCCCGCCGAGCCGCACGCCCCGCAGCGCTCCGTACCGCGATGGGGTGCGCGCCGTGCTGCGCTACCGCGCGCTGGGGCGCCGCATCGTCATCCCGCATGCGGTGGGCACGGCTGAGGCCGACGCCTTCTTCGCCGGGGTGGACTGCGGGCACCACCTGTGGCGCGAGCAGGCGCAGGCGCAGCACGCGGCCCTGCTCAAGCGCCAGGCGGCGCGCCCGGGCGTCACGGTGCGGCTGCGCACGGCGGCGGGCATCGCGGGAGCGTGATGCGATGGGAGCACTGCTCAAGCTCACCCGCGACATCCGCCACGTGAGAGACCTGCCCGCGGCGCTGGGCGCCGACCCCTGGGCCGCCGCCACGCAGACGCAGCGGCGCTCGGCCGAGGTCCGCCAGAGCGTGGTGGCGCCGCTGGCCGCGCTCGTGGATGGCGGCGCCAGCATCACGAACACGGCGCGGCTCTTCCTCGCGCAGCACGCCAGCGGGGTGCTCGATGCGGCCACTGCGCACCACATGCGCACCCTGGCCGCCGACGCCGCCGAGGCGCCGAGCCTGGCTACGCTCAAACGCTGGATCCCGGCGTATCGGCTCTACGGCATTGTCGGCCTGCTGCCGCGCCACACAGGCCGTGTGCGCAAGGCCTACGGCTGGGAGCAGCGTGCGGTCGAGCTGTACAACACGCCGAGCAAGCCCGGCTTCGCGGACTGCGCCTTCCGCCTGCGCAGCGAGGGCCACCCCAGCGCCACCGAAAGCCGTGTCAAGCGCTACCTGAAGGCGCTGCCGGCCACGCTGGGCGAGCACAGCCCGGCGCGGGTGGGGCCGCACCTGCACCGCCTCACGCGGCAGAAGTTCCAGCGCCGCCACGTCGATGACCTGCTCGTGGGCGAGATCTACGCGGGCGACGGCCACACGGTGGACTGCTACCTCGCGCACCCGAACACGGGCAAGCCCTGGCGGCCGGAGCTGACCTGCTTCATCGACATCAAGAGCCGCTATGTGCCCGGCTGGTGGTTCACCGAGGCCGAGAGTGCCCACAGCACCCTCTTCGCGTTGAGCGCGGCCATGACGCGGCACGACCACGTGCCGGGCTGGCTGTACATCGACCGCGGCGCCGGCTACCGCAGCCAGCTCCTGAGCGACGAGAACACCGGCTGGTACAAGCGCTTCGAGATCGAGACCATCGGTGCCCTGCCGGGCAACCCGCACGGCAAGGGCTGGATCGAGCGCTTCTTCCGCACCTGCCGCGACCGGCACGACAAGTTCTTCGCCGACGGTCAGGTCTACTGCGGCGACGACATGGCCGAAGAGGTCAACCGTCGGCTTAGCGCCGAGCTGGCCATGGGCCGGCGCAAGCTGCCCTCGTTCCAGGAATACGTGCAGAGCTTCGCGGCCTTCATCAGCGCGCTGATGGATGAGCCGATGGACGTGCTGGGCGGGCGCACACCGGCGCAATGCTGGGCCGAGCTGACGCCGGTGCCGGTGGGGCTGGAGACCAGCGCGGTGCTGCGGCCCAGCCAGCAGGCCACGGTGCAGCGCCAGACGGTGCGGCTGCACAACCGCTTCTACTTCCACGAGGCGCTGGCGCTGTACGACGCGATGCGCGTCACGGTGGAGTACGACCTGCATGCCGACGGCAAGGTGTGGGTCTTCGACGCCAAGGGCCGCTTCGTCTGCGAGGCCAAGCTCGTGAACGTGATCGGCGTGCTGCCGACCAGCCGCCTCGAAGAGCACCGCGACCGCCGACTGCAAGGCCAGCTCAAGCGCCTGGAGCGCAAGGTCAGCGAGGCCAAGGGCCGCCGCGAGGACGCCATCACGGCCGCCGACCAGGTGGCCGCGATCGAGGCGCTGACGCCCTCGGCCGTGGAGTCCGCCGACCCTGCTGCGGCGCCGGCCGCCGCCAGCACCGAACCCCCAGCCCCCGCCGATCCCGGCGCGGAGGTGATCGACATCGACATCCTGCGATGGAGGAACGACCAATGAGTCTGGACAGCAGCAACCGCGCCTCTGCCGAGGCGAGCGCACAGCAGGGCCTGCCGCTGATTGGCGGCAGCGCCAAGCTGCCGGCCGGCTACACCGCGGCGGACCTGCAGCAGGTGCAGGCCATCGAAGACTGGCTCGCCGCCAACAAGGTGAGCAAGGCCTGGCTGGCGCGCACCACGCGGCTGAGCAACGGCACCGTCAGCTCGGTGCTCAAGCTCAAGTACCCGAGCCCGCCCGCCGCGCTGCTGCAGCAAATGATGGCCGTCATCCAGGTGGAGAACGACCGCCAGAACGACGGCACGCCCGGCTACGTGGAAGGCAGCGTCCACAAGCTCGTCTTCGTGGTGTGCGATCGCACGCGCAAGCACCGCAACTTCGGTGTGCTCGTGGGCAATGTGGGCGTGGGCAAGACGCGCACGCTCGTGGAGTACGCCGTGCGCAAGCCGCAGACGGTGCTGATCGAGGCCAACCCGCAGATGACGCCGGGCACGCTGCTGACCGAGCTGCTGGATCAACTGCACGTGCCCGTGCCCGGCGGGCTGGACAAGAAGTTGCAGGCCAGCATCAAGGCGCTGAAGGGTACCAACTACCTCATCCTGGCCGACGAGGCCGAAACGATGTTGGCCACGAGCCTTCACTACCTGCGCCGCATCCGCGACAAGGCACAGGTCGGCGTGGTGTTCTGTGGCACGAGCGAACTGCACAAGCTCATCAAGCCGCTGCACGGCCAGTTCGAGCAGATCCGCAGCCGCGTGAGCATGTGGCCGCAGACGATCCAGGGCATCAGCCGCGACGACATGGACGATATGGCGCGCATGGCCCTGGCCGATGCTCCGGGCGAGCTGGCCGACGAGGTGCTGGATGCGCTCTGGGCTTACAGCGACGGCTCAGCCCGCGTGCTGACCGAGAGCCTGGTGCCAGCGCTGCGCGACTACGGCTACGGGCGCGGAGCCCTCACGGCCAAGCTCGTGCACAGCATCGCCAAGACGGTGCTGTTCATGGAGCCGCGCTTGGCCCAGGGGGGTGCCTGATGGGCCCGAGCAACACCGCCTGGATCCACGAGCCGGCCAGCAAGCCGCAGCGCCTGCTGATGCGCGTGGACGTGAAGCGCGTCAGCGGTCAGCTCGGCACGTTCTACGCCCACTACGCCAGCACCTTCGACGCGATGGACTCCGCGATGGACCGCTTCGGCGATCTGGATCGCGTCGAGGCGCGCGTCGTCGCGTCCGAACAGCTCGGCGCCGAGCTGCCCCACTGCTTTGCCGCAGGGGCGGCTGTCACCGCCAACGATTGACTCATTCACCCACACCACGACAGAGGAATGCCCATGAGCAAGCCGAAAGCCGCCAATGCCGACCCGAACAAGGCCGACCCGAAGACACCGCAGGAAGCGCCCGCGGCAGCGCCGAGTGCGGCCACCGCCACCAGCAGTGCCACCGCGCGGCAAGCGCGCGCCGACGACGTGCCCCCGGGTTACTGGCAGAGGCCCGACGGCAGCCTGATGCCTGCGAGCAAGGTGAGCGAACTGGACAAGGCGCGCGACCAGGTCGTGCGCGACCTGGTGGCTGCGGCGCGGTCCGTCAGTGGCGAGATCTCGCGCTTCAAGTCGTTGGCGCTTTCGGAGATCCAGCAGTTCACCGAGCTGAGCGCTGCGCGGTACGGCGTCACGCTGCGTGGCGCGGCCGGCAAGGGCAACGTCACCCTCATGAGCTACGACGGCCGCTTCAAGGTCGAGCGACAGATCGCCGACCGCATCACCTTCGACGAGCGGCTGCAGGTGGCCAAGGCCGGCATCGACGCCTGCATCCGGCGATGGAGCAAGGGCAGCAACGACCACATCAAGGCGCTCGTCAACCGGGCCTTCAGCGTGGACAAGGCCGGCAAGGTGAGCGTGGGCAAGGTGCTGGACCTGAAGACCGTGGAGATCGACGACGCCGAGTGGCTTGCGGCCATGAAGGCGCTGACCGACAGCGTGCAGACGATCAGCAGCGTCGCCTACATCCGCTTTTACGAGCGCGACGACGCCACCGGCGCCTACGTGCCGCTGCCCCTGGACGTGGCGGCAGCATGAGCCGGCCCAACACCATCACCGTGAGCCGCAGCAAGCGCGGCACGACGGTGCACGCCCGCGGCGCGGCAGCGCAGGCGCTGTTCGACGACATGGCCCGGCGCAAGGAGTTCGAGGCCGCATTGAGGCTGCCGGAGCGGCCGCCTCCGCATGAAGTTCACTTCGAGGATCACGGCCAGGACTTCCTGCGCTGGGACGTGGACGAAAAGGGCGTCGTTACGGCCTCGTACCCGTTCCAGAGCGATCTCTGGGCCGGCTGCGTACTGGTCGACAACGCGAAGCCGGGACAACGGCTGAGGATCTTCAGTCACACGTTGCGCCGCGAGATGACCGTGGCCTATCCGGTCACAAAGGTAGTCGCCCGGCTTGAGCTTTTGGAAGGTACCGCCAAGGGCGGCATGTCTAAGCAGGAGGGCTGAGCATGTTCTCCATTCCCTGCCTCGTGCTGATGGCCGCCGTCGTGGCGTTCTCGAGCTGGCGCGCGGTGCGCTGCATGGCGTGGCGCCGGGCCGAGCTGCATGCCGCAGTGGCGCGGCTGCAGGAGCTGCACGGCTTGCGCAGCCAGAACCGCCGCCTGGCCGAGCGCCAGGTGCGAACCGCCGGCCGCGCCTGGCTGGCCGTCGCGCTGGCCGGCTGGGTGGCGCTGATGGCCGAAGGCTGGCACTGCCTCATGAGCTGAACCGAGTCTCCCTGGTCGAGCACCGCAAAGCGGGTTCGGCGATTGCCCCGGGGCCCCGGCCTCGGGGGCTTTTTCAAGGGCGTCGAGCGGCATGCGAGGCGCGATTGAGCAAGCCTTCACAGGAGCGACGACGATGACCCCCGGCACCACGAACGTCTTTCACGTCTGCTACGTGTTCATCCTGCGCGGCGAGCAGTTGGAGGGTGACTGCCTGATCACGGTGAGGCACTGCACCGACAAGAACGTGCTTCAGCAGATCAAGCAGGGCATCGCTGAAATGCTGCTCCCCAAGAAGGTGAGCCCGGACACCATGGTCATCCGCTCGCTCAGCCGGCTGGACTGAGCCATGGCTCACACCATCGTCAACGCGGGCTTCTCGCGCCCTGTGCCCGGGGCCCGGCGCAAGAAGCGCGAGTGGCAGAACGTCACGAGCATTCACGTCGAGCTGCCGGAGGCAGAACTGGGCTCGAAGGCCTTTCGCGAGCTGGTCCAGCGACACGCGCCACTCGGCTACGGATGGGTGCTGGAGGGCTACGCGATCGCCAAGGATCAAGGGAGCACGACATGACCAACGACCAAGCGCTGGCCCTTGCGCGGTTCTGCGCTCAGGGCCACATGCCGCGGCACGAGGCGGCCGAGTTGCAACCGCCGGAGTGGGTGCTGCAGGCCATTCGCACGGCCGCGACGAACACCAAAGAGGCGCACGTGGCGGTGCTGGGCGAGCGGGGCGTGTTGTTCGGGCTCGTGCAAGAAGCCATGGACGTGCTCGACACGGGTCTGCTCGACACTGAGGCGTCGGATGACAGCGAAGCCATGATCGACGAGCTGGTCGAGCGCATGCGCCGGGTCGTGGTGGGCATTCAGCAGGTCAATGCGTCCGCTTGCGCACGAGGTGCTGCATGACCAGCGCCACGGTGGCACGCCCCAAGGTGCAAGCGCAGCCGCCGAGCCGTGAGAGCCGAGGGGCGCGCTTCGCCGCCGCCGAGCGCGCGCTGGAGATCAAGCTGATCCAGATCGGCCGGCGACAGCTCCAGCTCGACGACGACACCTACCGCGCGCTGCTGCGGCGCCTGTGCGCCGGCAAGGAGAGCAGCAAGGAGCTGACGGCCTACGAGCGCAAGAAGGTGCTGGCGCATTACCGGGCGAGTGGCTTCGTGGTCAAGCCGAAGCCGGGCAGCGCGCGGGCCGCCGAGGACGGCTGGGCGCGTGCGCCGCAGATGCGCAAGCTGCGCGCCATGTGGTACGTGCTGGCCGAGGCGGGCCACGTGGAGACGCCGGCGACGACGCAGGATTGCAATGCGGCCATCGAGGCCTGGGCCAAGGCCCGACTGAACGCAGCGTCGCCGCAGCCCGCGCTGGGCGCGCTGCGCTTCGCCAGCAGCGAGCAGATGAACGAGCTGGTCGAGCAGTTGAAGCGCTGGCTCGGCCGCCTGGGCCTGCCCACGCGCGCCGGCTGACGGGCACCGAGCCAAGGCTTGAGCGGCATCGTGGCCAGCACCGTCGGTACAGCGTCCCCGCCGGAGCCCATTGCGGTAGCCGAGATCGCGCTCGACCGGCTGCCGCCGACGCTGCGCCTGATCGCCCGCGCCATCGGGCCGGCTGCTGCCTTCCGCCTGGTGCAGGAGCGGGGCGGCACCTACCTCTGCGTGCCCAAGGATCCCGGCCAGCCTGGCGCACGTGCCCTTGCAGGACTGCTCGGCGAGTCGGCGATGCGCGCCCTCGTGGACGCGTTCCCGGCCGAGACGCTGCAGCTCCCGAAGGACGACAAGCTCGTGCAGCAGGTGCGCCACCGCCTGGTGGTGGAGACGCGCTTTCAGCCCGGCAGCACGCTGGCGCAGACGGCGCGGGCAACGGGATACTCCATGCGCCAGGTCATCAACATCTGCAACGCAGCGCGCGAGCGCGGCCAGCTCCCGCCCGAAGCCGCCGCCGCAGCTGCCGCGGATGCCGCGATCGCCGCCGCCCAGCTCGACCTTTTCGACCCCGAACCGGCGACCGCCGGCGCCTCGGCTGGCGAGATAGGGCCTGGGACCGTTCGATAGGCGTTTAATCGCCGCGATCCGGCCGCGGAGGTGCCAGCACCCCAGCCGGGCCGGAAAACGCAGCCAGCGGCCTTTGGCGGGCTCGGCCGGTTCGGTTTGGCGGGCACCGCGGCTGTGAAACGTTTCACAAGGACGCAAGGTGGGCCGCTGGGCACAGTCCCGGCCCATGCCGCAACGCAAGCCCCAGCCCGCTCCCGCCGCCCCTGATGCCGCGCGGTCGCCGCTGGCTGCGGCGGCCCGGCTTGCCTTCAAGGGACTGGACGACTGGATCGAGGTCTTCACGGTCGGCGAGCACACGGACAGCAAGGGCCGCACTCCGCCGTCCTTCACCGCTGAAGACCTGGCGCAGATGGCTGCCAACGTGGCCGGCGCAGGCGTGCCGCACGTCATCGGCCATCCCCAGGACGAAGACCGCGCCTGGGCCTGGAGCAAGCCGGGCGAGGTGAAGGTCGAAGGCGACGCGCTACTGGTGAAGGCCAGCGACGTGGACCCCGAGTTCCGCAAGGTCGTTGACGCCGGCGGCTACCGCGAGCGCTCGCTGAGCCTCTTTAAGGACCCCGTGCGCGGCTGGGTGATCCAGCACGTGGGCTGGCTCGGCGCCAAGCCGCCGGCGCTGGTGCTCAAGCCGCTGAACTACCGCGCCGCGGTGCCCGAGGGCGCCGAGGTGCTGACCTTCGCCGCGCCGGCCGATGCGGCCGACGTGGGCTGGGTGATGCAGGACGTGGCACGGGCCCTGCGCGGCATTCGCGACTGGCTCATCTCGGACCAGGGCTTGGAGGTGGCGGACCGCGCCGTCTCGGACTGGACCATCGGCGCCATCGAGTCCTCGGCGCAGCGCCTCATCACCAGCGGCACGCAGCCGGCAACGCCTGCGATGCCCTTCAGCCGGGGCGCCGTGCCCGGCGCCAACCCGCAGCAGCAGGAATCGACCATGCCCGGAGCCACGACCGTCACCTTCACCCAGGCCGACCTCGACCGGGCGCGCGAAGAGGCGCGCCAGCAGACCGAGGGCCAGTTCGCCGCCCAGGGCCGCGAGCTGGCCGAGCTGCGCGCCGAGCGCCAGAGCGAGCGCATCGGGGTGCAGATCGCCACCTGGAAGGCGGCAGGCTTGCTGCTGCCCGCCGAAGAGCCCGGCCTGGCCGAGTTCATGGCGGCGCTCGAAGGCGGCAGCGCGGCCGAGTTCACGTTCTCGGCCGTCGACAAGAGCCAAGTCAAGCAGACGCCCGCGCAGTGGTTCGCCGCGTATGTGGCCAAGCGCAAGCCGATCAAGCTGGGTGGTGCGGGCGAGGGCTCGGGCAGCGATCCGGCTCCGACGCTGGACACCGGCGACACGGTCGCGGTCGCGCAGGCCGCACAGACCTACCAGCGTGAGCAGCTCGAACAGGGCCGCCGCATCAGCACGGCGCAGGCCGTGATGCACGTCACCCGCCCGATCGCCGGCTGACGCTGGCTCTCACCGTCATCGAACGAGGTTCGCATGTCCATCAACAGCAAGTTCCGCAGCCGCCTGGCCGAAGCCGCCGTCGAGGCCCACCGCATCGTCATCGCCGGCACCGCCGACATGAGCTGCATCAAGGCCAGCGCCGCGACGCAGCGTCTGCTCGGCACCAGCGACGAGCTGGACCACGTGACGGGCGAGCTCGTGGACATGGCCGCTGACTCGGTGCCCAAGGTCACCCTGGGCGGCACCGTGGTGGCCGGCGACTGGCTCACCAGCGACGCCAACGGCCGCGCCGTCGCCACCACCACCACGGGCCACCAGGTGATCGGCCGCGCCGAGATCGCGGGCGTGGCCAACGACGTGATCACCTACGTGCGCTCGCTCGGCCAACTCTGAGCCGCCGCACCCCAACGACTCGCCTGCAGGAGCCCTTCGCACCATGGCCACCAAGCCCTTCGTCATCGTCCCGTCGATCATCTCGATCGCGGTGGCGTACAGCCAAGCCGGCCTCATTGCCGACGGCGTTTTCCCCCGAGTCCCGGTGTTGACCGAGGCGTTCCGGTACCTCAAGTACAACATCGCAGACTCGTTCAACGCCCCGGACACGCGCGTCGGCCGCAAGGGCAAGCCGAACGAGCTGGAATTCGGCTCGACCGAAGTCACCGACCAGGTCTTCGACGAGGCGCTGGACTTTCCGGTGCCCAACGCCGACATCGAGGCATGGCAGCGTGCCAGCGCCGCAGCCAGCGGCCCGACGGCGCTGGTGGGCATGGTCGACCCGCTCATGAACGGCGCCGAACTCGTGATGCAGGCGGTCGCCAATCGCCGAGAGTTCCGCGCGGCCACGCTGGCCACCACGCTCGCGAACTACGCGGTGCCGAACCGCCAGACGCTGGCCGGCGTGACGCAGTGGAGCGACTACGTCAACAGCGACCCCATCCGCGCCATCATGGACGCGTTCGACTCGATGATCATGCGGCCCAACATCGGCTGGATGGGCCAACGCGTTGCCACAGTGCTGCGCCAGCACCCGCGGATCTGCAAGGCGGTCTTCGGGAACAACACCGACGCCGGCATCGTGCCCATCCGCGCCTTGGCGGACCTGCTCGAGCTGGAGCAGATCTACGTCGGCAACGCCCGCGTCAACACCGCAAAGCCCGGCCAGGCGCCGGTTCTGAACCGCTGCTGGGGCCTGGACGCGGGCTTCTGCTACCGCAACATGAGCGCCAACACGCGCGGCGGCGTCACCTTCGGCATGACCGCCGAATACGGCGACAAGATCGGCGGCACGATCGAAGACGCCGACATCGGCGCCCGCGGCGGCCAGCGCGTGCGCACGGGCGAGTCGGTGAAGGAGCTGATCACTGCCAATGATCTGGGCTACCTGTTCAAGAACGCGGTGGCGGCATGAGCAAGAAGACCCCTCAGATCAAGGCGTCGGCCGCTGCGCCGGCCCCGGCCCCCGCTGCTGCCCAAAGCCCCAAAACCGACAGCGCTGCGCCGACGGCCGAGCAGCGCCAGACCGATGGCGCAGACGATGCGGCCGAGGGCCAGGTGCCCAGCAGCGACACCACAGGCACCGTCGGCAGCGACACGGCTGGTCAGGCGGCTGCGGCCGAACAGGCGGCTGCCGGTGTCGACTCAGCCGACTCGCCGCCGCCAGCCCCGCAGGCCGCCCGGCCCACGCCGGGCAAGCGGTGGTACGTCGTCGTGAGCCCGCTCAACGACGGCACGCTGCACGCCATCGACTCCGAGATCGAGCTGACCGAGGCCCAGGCGGCGCCGCTGCTGGGGCACACGGTGCGGCCCAAGAGCTGAAGCGATTCGAGGCCTGCGGGTGGAGCCTGAATCCGCCCTGAGCCAAGCGGGGGACTGCGCGGCGCGCCAGGTGCAAGCCCTGGATCGATACCCCAAGAGGCGAGGGCGTCGAGGCTGGCCGGGATGCTTTCTGCCCGGCCAGTGGAGCCCGCCAGAAAGCTACGCCCAACCTCATGCCGGGGCTGGATCCAGCGGAACGTCGAAGGTGAAGCCCCGGCACTGAGCGGACCTATCGACGAAGCGAGAGACACATGCCGATTCAGACTGGATCCCGAGGGATGACGCTGTTCGGCGTGAACTATCCGCCGAACGCCTACATCGACTGGTTCACGCCGGCACAGGAGGCCATCGCCGTGCAAGGCGGCGATGCCTATCAGGTCCCTGCGCGTGCGCTCACGCCATCGCAGCAGCAGGCGCTGCGCGATCGCGTGTACCTGCCCGGCTGCGACGCCGGGGTGTTTGGCGACAGCATGTACAGCTGGTACGGGCGCTCGGCTGCAAGCCTCGACGCCGGTTCGGCGGTCAGCAGCGTCGTTTATGACACTGCGAGCGGGCTGGTCACGTTCACCTTCGTGGTCGCTCCCAACTTCTACCCAGGTCTACGCTCCCGCTTCTGGCACTACGGCTATGAAGCCTTGCGCGACTTCTTCTACCGACCGCTCAGCCGCGTGTCGCAGCTCGTCTGGACGATGCAGTTGCCGCCCGGCCTGAACGTGCCGGCCATCGACATCAAGTCCGGCTTCTTCCTGGAGTGCGAGCAGGGCCGCTCGCTCAGCAGCGTCCTGCAGTGGGTGCAGATGGCCTACGGCTGGCCACTGCGCATCGTGCTGAATGCCGCCCAGTCTGGGCAGACCTCGGCGGGCGTGCTGCGGCATCAATTGCCTCAATTGCTGGATGCCGGCGTGAAGATCGCCATCGGGCAGATGCCGGGCATCAACAACCTCAACAACTTCACCGACCTGCTGCCACACGAAGACCGGATCATTTCGGACAACCGGCAGTTCTTCGATGCGCTGATCGAGCGTGGCACGCAAGTCATCTGCGCCGAGATGACCCCCGTCGGCGCCGGCGAGGCGCGGGCGACACGGCAGAACATGCTGACGGTGATTCGATGCAACCGCTGGCTAAGCCAGTACGCCCGCAGCAAGCGTGGCATCGACGTCGTGCCGCACTACCGCAACTTCGTCGACGTGACCGATGCGGATGGTCGCGCGCTGGTCTCGCGAGTGCGGGCGGGCGACGCAATCCACCCGGCGGTCAAGACGAGCGTGGCGAACTCCAAGCTCTACGGCGACATCATCCGCCGCATCGCAGGCCCTGCGCCGCTGCGCCAGCCGCGCGGCTTGCTCGACTCGCACCCCACGTCGCGCATCACCATCAGCAGCGCCACGGCGGCCGGCGGGGTGATCACGGTCAACTCCACGGCGCATGGCTTTCAGGCGGGCGGCGAGTTCCGCGCCCGCGGCGCAACGCCGGCCACTGCAAACGGCATCTTCAGCACCCTGCAGGCGCCGAACAACAACCAGTTCACCTACCTGGCCTCCGGCACGCCGGACGGAGCCGTGACTGGGCTGCAGATCAGCCGCAGTCGCAACCTGCTCGGCAACCCGATGTTCCTGACGGTCAACGGCGGTGGCACACCTGGTGTGGGGATCACGGTCGCCAGCGGCACGACTGCGCCCGCGCTGTGGACGTGCAGCTTCGGCATTGGCTCCGGCACGGCAAGCACCGGCGTGCGGCCGGCCACGGGTGTGGCCGCAAGCGCCATCGGCGGCAGCTTGCCGGCGCCGGTGGGCAACTGCTTCTATCTCGACATCACACAGGCCACGACGGGCGCGCGACCGCAGATGTCCTACGCCGGCACCACCACGGTGGCGCAGGACATGCTGCCCGGACGCAGCTACCTCTGCGGATTCACGCTGAAGATCGCGTCCAACAACCATCCGGCCACCGCACTCAGCCTGCTGCTGATCCAGCTCGTCATCGGGTTGAGCAATGGCGACAGCTACACCGTCAGCCCAACGACCGACGGCGCGCCGAGCGAGACGCTGACCATCGCCGAAGACATGCTGCTGCATGTTCGCCTGCCGGTTGTGCGCATCCCAACGGGCCTGACAGTGACCTCGGCAGATCTGCTTGCCGCAGCCACGGTGCAGGCCGCGTTCAGCGCCGGCCCGGTGCTGACCATCGAGATCAGCGAGCCGATCTTCGACGACGTGACGGGCGACGAAGACCTGTACATCTGACCATGCCCTACGCCACCGCCACCGCCTACCTCGCCCGCTTCGGCGCCGACGAGGCCGCCGGCATGCTGGCGGACGAAGAGCAACTGCTCACCAAGCAGTTGCTGCTGGACGCGATCGCGGTGGCCGATGGCGGATCGTGGACGGGCAACCCCAGCGACGCCCAGAAAGCTGCCGCGCAGGCCGCGCTCGCGCGCCTGGTGCGCCAGCTCGCGGTACAGAGCAATTTCATCGACGGCTACCTGCGGGCGGCCGTGACGCTGCCGCTGGCGCCGGGCGACGCGAACGCGGGCGTGCTGGAGGACTGCTGCCTGGCGCTCACGCGCTGCGGCCTGGCCGACGATCCGGACAACGCGACCGAGCAGATGACCGACTGCTGCAAGCACTGGCGCAAGTGGCTCGTGGACGTGCAGGCGCGGCGCGTGACGCTGATCGATCCGGTCGGCCAGCCCGTGGCACGCACGCCTGGTGTGCGCTCGGGCCAGGCCGCGAGCGGCTTCGACTGGTCGCGCTTCGGGGCCGTGCAATGAGCGGCGTCGCGCTGCGGCTGGGCTTCGACGACGGGCCGATCCGCGCCCACCTGGCCAGGCTCTCGATCCTGGATCGGCGCGGCTTCGACTCCGCGCGCCGCGAGATCGGTGAGTTCATGGTCGGCGACATCCAGGACAACCTGGACGGGCAGCGGCTCGCCGATGGCTCCCCGATGCCGCAGAGCAAGGCGGCGCGAACCGGCGAAGGCCGCACAGGCCGCGAGCGCAGGAAGGGCAAGATCGTCGGCAAAGGTAAGCCGGGCAAGACGCTGATCGATAGCCACCTGCTCTACGACAGCTACGTCTACCAACTCGACGGGCGGCTGGGATTGGAAGTCGGCAGCGAAATGGTCTACGCCGCGATCCACCACTTCGGCGGCGAGACGGGGCGGCGCAATGCACGCTTCACGCTCCCGCCGCGTCCCGTGATGGGCTTCGGCGCTGCGCAGGAGCGCCAGCTCGGCGACATCCTCATCGCCGACATCGTGCGCACGCAGGGCGGTGGCGCAGGTTCAGGAGCCCGCACGTGAGCGCCGAGCTGCTCAACGCCACAGTCGCCCAAGCCCGGGCGAGCTTCACCAGCGCCGAAGTGCGCACGGTGCAGCCCTACGCGGGAGAGTTCAACGCAGTGGAGGTCGGCCAGGTGAGCTTTGCCTGCCCGGCGCTGCTCGTCACGGTGCTGGGCTGGCAGCCGGAGAACGACCCGAACGTGCGCATCGCGGGCCGGCACCTGCGCCGAGTTCGCATGGCGACATTCGTCGTCACCAAGCATCCGGAACGCGAAAAGCGGCTGGAACAGGCGATGGCCATCGCCCACAAGCTGTGCCTGGCGCTCAAGCTGTGGAAGCCCGCTTCGCTGGTGACGCAGGCCACGGCCATTGCGCCGCTCGAAGACGAGCCTTCGGCGGAGAACCTCTTCGGCCGCGCGATCGACGCCAAGGGCCTGGCCCTTTGGCTCGTGAGCTGGGATCAGCACGTGAGCGCGCAAGTGCCGCTGGAGCAGCTGGTGGACCTGGTGCGCATCGAGATCACCGACGACACGGTGCAGGGGAACCTGCCCCCGCCGCCGCCCGCGGCCGGATCGCTGACCGTCGAGCAGGACGTGCGATTCAAGCCGCTGCCCTTCAACGCCTGACCACCTTGCGAGGACGCATGGCCAAGATCACCGACATCAAACCCGGCGCCGCGAACGAGCCAGGCGCCTCTGCGGCCCCTGTGCCCGGCATTGCGACGATCGCACGAGCGCTGCCCCCGATGGGATCGCTGGTGTACGTGCAGGTCGCCCCCGGCGCCACGCTCATCAACAACGAAACCGGCGGCACCTTTGCGCCCGACACGCCGACCCCGCAGACGGTGACCGTGACGCTGCTGCGCCGGCTGGCCGATGGCGACCTGGTGCTGGCGCCGCGCCCGGCGGGCTGAGCGCCATCCGTCGAACGAGCTTCGATTTCCTGTCGAACCCCACCTGAAAGCCTCCCGCCATGGCACTGCCCAACCTGCTCAGCCTCAACTTCCTCGTGCCCTTCGTCGCGGCCAAGCTCGACTTCAGCCGTGCGATCCGGGGCTTGCGCGGCATGCCCCGGCGGCTGCTGCTGGTGGGCCACAAACTCGCCGCCGGAGCGCTGCCGCTCAACAACATCGTCACCGTCAGCACCGAGGCCGATGCGATCCAGCGCTTCGGCGAGGGCTCGATGCTGGTGAGCATGTGGCGCGCGGCCAAGGCCAACGCCGACAGCGGCATGCCGATCGACTGCATCGCGCTGGCCACCGGCGCGGGCGCAGCAGCGGCCACGAGCACGCTGGCCTTCACCAACAGCGCGGGCGCCGGCGCCGGGCTGCTGCAGGGCGGCGAGGTGATGGTCTACATCGGCGGCGAGCGCATCGTGTTCGGCGTGACCACGAGCGACACCCAGGCAACGGTGGCGACCAAGCTCATCGCCGCCATCAACGCACGGCCGGCGCTACCCGTGAGCGCTGCGGCCACGGCCAACACCAACGAATGCCGAATCACGGCCAAGACGGTGGGCCTCTCGGGCAACGACATCGACGTGCGCAACACGTACTACTTCGATGACCGCATGCCGCAGGGCCTGACGCTGGCCACGCCGGCCATGGCCGGCGGCACCGTGGCCCCGGACCTGACGCCGCTGGTGGTGGCCATGACGGGCTACCGGCCGACCGAGATCGTGTGCCCGTTCACCGACAGCACGAGCATGGCGCTGCTGGAGCAGGAGCTGACGGCGCGCTGGGCGGCCAACAACATGCAGGACGCCCAGCTCGTGAACTGCGTGCGCGGAAACGAGGCGGCACTGACCACGTTCTTCAGCACGCGCAACAGCGAGCAGATCCACACGATCGCCGTCACCCGAGACTGCACCAACCCGTGGGAGACGGCCGCGATGGCGGGCGCGCGCATCGAGAGCCAGGCGGCGCTGGACCCAGCGCTGCCGCACACGGGCATCGTGCTCAACGGCTACCGTGGCCCCAGCGCTGGCAACCACTGGACCGTGGACCAGATCAACAACCTGCTGGTCATGGGTGGCAGTCCGCTGGCGATCGCGCCCGACTACAGCGGCAGCCTGCTGCGCATGGTGACCAACTACGCCAATGCCCTCAACGGCGCTGCCGATCGCAGCATGGCCGAGCTGTGCTGGATCAAGACCATGAGCTACTACCGCTGGTACCGGGTGACCGAGTTCCAGACGCGCTACGTCGGCTTCAAGCTTGCGCAGTACATCACCGAGCCGCTGCCGGGGCAGCAGATCATGACGCCGGATCTGGCCGAGGAGATCATGGTCGGCCTCTACAAGGTGTTCATGGACGCCGGGCTGTGCCAGAACATGCCCTACTACCAGCAGACGCTGACGGTGGAGATCGACGCGCCGGCCGGCAAGCTGAAGATCCGCGACGAGCCAGTCATCGTGACGCAGCACTACCAGACCGAGATCACCAGCTTCGTCGTTGCCGGCCAGGTCTGATCCACGACACGCAACTCAGGAGCCCGACACCATGGCAGGCGAGAACCTCCTTTTCCGCGTCGACACGCTCGTGGTCGACGGCAAGCCCGTGGCCTTCGAGGACGGCTCGGCCCGGCTCTCGGGAGCGGCGCGATTCGAGAACGAGCTGCGCCCGAGTGCCAGCGGCGACGACTTCGCCAGCCGCCGGCGAGTGCCGACCACGGTGACGGTGCAGCTTCAGTTCAACAGCGCCACGGACCCGGCATCGCTCGCCGGGCAGACGGAGGTGCAGATCACGCTGCGCGACCAGCAGAGTGGGCGCCGCGCGTTGCTGCCCAAGTGCATGTTCGGCAGCCTGGGCGAGATCGGCGGCGGCAGCGTGCAGCTCACCTACCTGGTGCTCGCACCAGTGCAGTGGTTGTAGCCGCCGCGCGGTAAGCCCGCCCGCCAGGCCCTACGTGGCCCGCGGGTGAAGCGTTTCACAAGGACGCGCCGCAGAGCGCCCAGCACCATGGCCGGGTGTTCGATCTGGCCACCCGCCCCATGCCCGCAGGCAGTGCCGCTTTCGCAGCGGCGCAGGTGCCTTTCGACCTGCGGCTGACGCCGCCCGAGGCGCCGCGAAACTACCCGTACACCGGCTTCGTCAACGCCGCCGCGGAGCCTGCGCCCGGTGTCGATGTGCTGGCGACATACGCCATCGCGCTTGAGGGAGGCATGGCGACGGCGGTGGTGCTCAGCCTCTTCACCGACGCTCGCGCCGGCGCCGACGACACGCTGCCTGCCGGCCAGCGTGACCGGCGAGGCTGGGTCGGAGCCGAGTTCCTGCCGCCGCCCGACACGGCTGCCGCGCCCGAGGCCGATGACGACTGGGGCTCGCTTCTGTGGCTTCTGACGGTGGGCAAGGCGACGGATGACGTGCCGGCCCGCGCGCAGTTCTACGCCCGCGAGGCCTTGCAGTGGATGCTCCGCGACGGCCTGGCCGGGCGCATCGACGTGGCGGCCTACTGGGTGCGGGCCGAGGCCGGCCGGCAGCGGCTGGCGATTCGACCGACCATCTGGCGCCCCGACGAGATTGCGCCCGTCTACGACGTGCTCTGGGGCACGGCGCTGACCCGCTGGAACGAGGCATGAGCACCACCTCGCCACTGACGGTGCCGATCCCGAGCATCGAGCAGCTCACGCAGAACGCGGCGCGGCTGCTGCAGCAGAGCCTCGCGCAGGCCACGCAGGCGGCGGGCGTTCAGGGGCTTAGCGGCACCGATCTCGACCTGGCACGCAGCAACGTGCGCGCCCTGGCCTTTGTGCAAGGCGTGGGCTTGCACGGCGCGTACCGCTACCTGCGGGACTTCGTGTCGCGGCAAGGCGTGCCCGCGTTCAGCTCGGGCGCGTTCCTCGACGGCTGGCTCGCCACCTACGGCATGGCGCGAAAGCCCGCCACGCTGGCGCTCGGAACCGTGAACGGCACGGGCGTCAACGGCAGTCTGCTGCCGGCCGGGACCTTGATGCAGACGGCGGCCGGCGCGCAGTTCCGCACCACTGCCGACGCGGTGGTCGCGGCCGGTGCTGTGGCGCCCGCAATCGCGGCGCTGGTCGAGGGTCCGGCCGGCAACCTGGCGGCAGCGACCGCTCTGACGCTCGTATCGCCCGTGGCCGGTGTGGACAGCGGCTTCACGGCGACGGCGGGCCTCGCAGGCGGCGCTGACCTGGAGAGCGACGAGCTGGCCCTGGCGCGGCTGACGCAGCGCCTGAGCTTTCCGCCGATGGGCGGCGCACCGGCGGACTACGCACGCTGGGCGCTCGAGGTGCCGGGCATCACGCGAGCCTGGGGCCTGCGCAACCCGGCCGGTCCGTGCACGGCCGGCGTCATCGTCATGGCGGACGTGGCCGGGGCCTCGACGCTGCCCTCGCCAGCTCAGCGCCAGGCCGTCGAGGACTACATCCGCGATCCGCTGCGCGGCCCACCCGACGAGCTGCACGTGCTGGTGCCGACGCTCGTGCCCGTGAACCTGACGGTGCTGCTGAGCCCGGACACCGCCAGCATCCGCGCCGGCGTGCTGGCCGCGCTGGGCGCGCTGTTCTTCCGCGAGGCCGTGCCCGGGCAGAGTCTGCCGCAGAGCCACGTGAACGCGGAGATCAGCGGCGTGGTGGGTGAGTACAACTTCACCATCCAGAGCCCGACCATCGTGAGCGGCGGCTTCTTCACGGTGCCGTCTTTCGCGCACCTGCTGACGCTCGGCTCGGTGGCCTTCGCATGAACGGGCGCTTCCACCAGGCGCTCGCGGAGCTGCTGCCCATGGGCTGGGCATGGCCGCGCGAGAGCGGCAGCGTCTGGATGCGGCTGCTGGCCGGCTTGGCCGCGTCGCACGAAGAGCTGCACGCGTACATCCAGCAAAGCGCCGTCGAGTGGCTGCCACAGCACACGCGAACGCGGCTGGGCGAGTGGGAGCTGTCCTGCGGGCTGCCGGATGCGTGCTTCGGACCCATGCAGAGCACCGAAGAGCGCCGCGCGTCCTTGCTGGCCAGGCTGCGTGGCTACGCGGGCGTCTACGCGGACTCCAGCCCGGCGGCGCTGGGCAGCATCGCGGCCTACTGTGCGGCGCTGGGCTTTGCTGCGACGGTGGCCTATCACACGCCGTTCCGCGTGGGGCGGCATCGAGTCGGCCGAAGGCTGGGTGCCAACGACGGCAAACTGTGGATCACGGTCACAGGCACCAACACGCCCCTGCGCGTCGGCCGGCGCATCGGCGCCCGGCTGGTGGATCGCAACCCGGCAGTCGGCGAGCTTGCATGTGCGCTCGAAGCCGTGGTGCCGGCGCGCTATTCGATCAACGTGGTGGTCGTATGACGCTGACCGTGTACTTTGCTGAGAACACGAACGCCCTTTTCCAGGTGACGGGGGCGCCAGTGGCGGCGCGCGCCGCGTTCCTCGCTGCGCTTCAGGGCAGCATCTACTCGGAGCCGTTCTCCGGGTACGTGGTCGGCGACGCGGCCCCCCTGGACATCTTGTTCACCGGCTCCTCAGGCGACATCTTGGCCACGATTCAGGGCGATGGCAAGATCGAGGCATCGAACATCGCGGGCCGCTTCAACACATCCCCGCCGGATGGCGGGATCGAGGCGTGGTGGCGCAGCAATGGGGCTGGCGGGTTGTTCTCCATCGACTTCGCGCAGCCGATCGCCGCCTTCGGCTTCTACGGCACCGACGTCGGCGACTTCAACGGCCGGCTGATCGTCACGCTGCGCGACACGCAAGGGGCGGACACAGTTTTGCCCGTGGCGCACACGCAGCCCAGTCCGAACGCGGCGCTGCTCTTCTGGGGCTTCGTCGATTCGGCCAAGACCTACACCCGCATCAGCTTCAGCAACACCTCGGGCTTGAACAACGATGTTTTCGGCTTCGACGACATGGTGATCGCCGACTCGGGCCAGATCGTGCCGCCGCCGGCACCCCCATCGATCGCGCGTGCAGACGCCTGGCCCGCCGGGACCGTAGCCGTGTAGCACACGTCGGGCCACGCTCTGCACGCCACCAGCACTCTACGAGAGAGCCGTTCATGAACTTCACCCAGTCGCCCGATCGCGCCATCCACCCCGGCACCGGCAACGCGCTGCATACGGACAGCGCGCCGCTGACCACCGTCCTCACGGCCCAGGACATCAACCAGCTGATCTGGAGCCTGATGCGCGTGCTGGCGGACGCGGGCGTGAGCGCTGCCAACTTCAACCCGGCCGACCCGAACACGTACAACCGCGTGAGCCTGGCGATCCAGGCTCTGGGCACGCCGCTTTCGGCCTTCACGGGGGCGAACCAGAGCTTGGCCGCCAACGGCTGGCAAAAGCTGCCGGGTGGCCTGATCTTGCAATGGGGTACGTACACGCCGGACATCGTTGCGACGACGGTGACGGAAGCGCAGGTGTCGCTGACCTTCCCGTTGGCGTACCCGAACGCGTGCTTCGGGGTGCTGACGCAGATCCTGAACGCGGGGCTGGACGGCGTGGCCGACACGCACCTCTCGCTGGTGAGCAAGAGCACAACGGGCTTCACCGTCAGTACCCAGTGGCCGGGCAACGGCGACCCGGTGGTGCACGGCTTCAACTATCTGACGCTCGGGCGCTGAGAGCTGCCCAAGGACGATGACCATGCGAATCTGGTTCGATGCGAACACCAAGGCGTTTTGTTGCGAGGCCGTCCATGGGGAGCCGCCCCTGAACGCGCACCTCATCTCGGCCGAGCTGCACGGCGAGCTGCTGGCTGCGCAGTCCGCAGGCAAACGCATCGAGGCTGGGCCAGACGGCGCGCCAGTGGCCATCGAGCCACCGGCTCCAGGCATCGAGGCGCTGCGCGATGCGGTCAAGAGGCGGGTGCAGCAGTTCCTCGACGCGGTAGCGCGCGAGCATGGCTACAGCAGCATGCAGAGCGCCGTGAGCTACGCCGACGAGCCGGCCGTTCCTGCCTTCCAGGCCGATGGCTTGCACCTGCGGGCATACCGCTCTCGCGTCTGGGCGGCAGCCTTGGCAGTGATCAACGACGAGAACCTGCCGCCGAGCGTCGACGCGGTGCTGCAGGTGCTGCCGCGACTGGAGCCCTGGGCATGAAGGACATCGACGATCTCTTCCGCCTGACGCTCGTCGACGGAATTGCCGTGAAAAGCGAAGGCAAGACGCTGCGCTACCGCCAGGTGCACTTGCGCGAGACCAGCGTTGGCGACGAGCGTGCCGCGGTGCGCATGTCCGAGCGGGTGGTGAACGTGGCCGGCGTGCCCAAGCTGCTGTCGAGCGAGGCGGACTTCCGTTACGCGCTGACGATGCTGCACATCGAGCGCCTGGAGTGCGATGGCCTGAAGCTCGAAGGGCCGAGCATCGACCTGGACCTCTTCGGCCGGCTGAGCAATCACGACCTGGGCTTGATCGAGCAGCGTGTCTTCCTGATCGAAATGGCGGCGCAGGTGCGCTACGGCGCTGTCACGCAGGCCGAGTTCGATGCGCTGGTCAGCGGCAAGGCGCAGCCGCCCAGCGCCCCACAGCCCGGGGGCCAGGTTGAGGCAGTGGGATCGGCTGATCCTGAGTCTCTGCCTGGCCCTGCACTGCTCGCCGACTACGCTGGAAAGCCTTCCCAAGGCCCGGCTGCCTGCGATGGCGCTCGAGTTGGGGCGGCTGATCAGCAGTAAGCGCAACCCGAGCTGACCGAAAGACACCATGCGCGAGCTGCGGCTGCGGTACATCATCAACCTGGTCAGCGACATTGCGTCGCAGACCCGGCGCGACGAGCAGGCGCTGGTGGAAGCCCAGAAGCGCGTGCGCGATGCGCTGGCCAGGACCGGCGCCGAAGCCAGCATGATGGAGCGCGTGATTGTCCGCGCGCTCTCGGTGGGCAGCCGCGCCGCCCGCGACCACGCCGACCGCCTGGTGGTACTGGCCCAGCGCTACCAGGACGTGCGCAAGGCCGCCGAGGGTGCGGGCAGGGCCATGCAGACCACCGCCAACATCGGCGCCGGCGTGGCCGCAGGCGGCTATGCGGCCGACCGCATGCTGCGCGCGCCGATGGAGTACAGCCTGCGCCTGGCGCACATGGCCAACACCGCCTACGCCGACCGCGACGCTGCCGGCCGCATCGCAGGCAAGCAGACCCTGAACGCTGCCATTGGCGCGGCCGTCCGAACCGGAGGCGGGACTCGCGACGAGGCGGCTACAGCTCTCGGCTCCCTCATCGGCAGTGGAGCCATGCCGATCGACGAGGCAATGCGATTGCTGCCGACGCTGACCAAGTACAGCACAGCGAGCGGCGCCACCTCTGAATCGCTCGCCAACATCGGGCTCACAGGGATGCAGACGTTTGGCATTTCCGCAAACGAGATCCCTGAGCTGCTGAACATGGCCTTGGTGTCGGGCCAGGAAGGCGGCTTCGAGCTTCGAGACATGCAGAAATCGCTTCCGCAGATCATGGCGACGGCAAGAGTCGCTGGGTTTCGGGGATTGGAAGGCGCTCGCCGACTGCTGTCGAGCCTGCAGGCTCAGCGCGTCACTGCTGGGTCGCCAGAGGATGCCGCACGCAACCTTGACAACCTTCTCGGAAAGATCAACAGCGCCGAGACCGCTCGTGACGTGGCCAAGTTCGGGATCGATCTTCCCGACTACCTGGTGAAGCAGAAAAGCCAAGGCGTGGATGCCATCCAAGCGTTCAAGCAGATAGTGGAACAGATCGCCTCCAAAGACCCAGAGTACGTCAAGATAAAAGCCCAACTCGCCAACGCCGGTAGCAGAGGAGAAAAGAACGAGCTCTTGGCATCGATGGGCGACATCTTGCTGGGCAAGGCGATTGGTTTCACGCTCCAGGATAAGCAGGCGCTGACGGGCATGTTGGCTGAGATGTACAACCCTGAGATCGTTCAACGCGGGTCTGATGCGACTCGGCGACGATTGAACGAAGGCGACACCAGCTTCGAGGTGATCTCGAAGGAGAGCACATTCGCTCGGCAGCAGTTCCTGAACGAGTCCGCCGAGGCGGCGCAGCGGGCGTTCGATACAGCCGCTCCTGCGCTAAAGGGCGCCGCCGACGAGGCCACGATGCTGGCACGCGAGTTCCCGGTGCTGAGCAGCGTGGTCGCTGCGGCGACTTTCGCGGTGGGGGCCTGGGCCGCAGCAATGGCCGGTAGCGGGTTGATCAGCGTGCTGGGCGGTCGGGCTGCTGGGGCCGCAGCAGGAGCGGCGGGTGCAGCGGGTGCTGCCGGTGCGGCAGGTGGGCTGGGCGCGCGCCTCATGGGCGCTGGGCCGCTGCTGGCCAAGCTCGGTGGTCCGCTTGCCGCGGCTGGCATCGGGGGTGCGTTCGATGTCTACAACACGGCGACCGACCCGACGCTGACGGCCGAGGGCAGGCACAGAGGCTACGTGCGCGCAAGCGTCGGGGCGGCTTCGACTCTTGGCGGTGTCGCGGCGGGAGCGGCGGTAGGTAGCTTGCTTGGCCCGATCGGCATGCTGGTGGGTGGCGTGCTGGGTGGCTTCGGGGCCTCCTATCTCGGCAAGTCAGCGCTCGACGCGATCTGGTCGGAGGACCCGACGCACCGCATCGGTGGCGCCGAGAGTGCAATGTCCAACGGCGCGCAACGGCTGGAGCTGGGCAAGGGCACGATCGACCTGAACGTCCGCGTTGACGATCAGCGTGTCACCTGGTCGGCTGCGGCGGTGGGCAGCCAGGCGATCGCGCTGAACGTGGGCGACACCAACCCCGGCAGCTACGTGGCACCCTGACCATGGCCCAGCAGTTCGACGCCATTGCCGAGAGCCAGCTCGTGGCCGGCGACCTGCCGACTTGGCTGGAACAGCTGCGGCCAGCGAGCTTTCGCGGCGTGCCGTTCCAGGTGGACTCGATCGAGTGGGTGCGCGGCGACAACCTGGTGGTGCGCGAGTACCCGTTCCAGGACCTCCCGACCGTTTTCCGCATGGGCGCAGCGATGCAGGAGCTGAAGTTCAGCGCCTACGTGATCGGGGCGGACTATCACCTGCAGCGCGAAGCCCTCGCCTCCGCATTGAGCGGCCCGGGGCTGCTGATGCACCCCACGGCCGGCGTGCTGCGCGTGTACGTGGCGGGCAAGTTCACCATCCGCGAGAACCCCACGGCCGAAGGCGGCATGGCACGCTTCGACTTGCACTTCGTCCGTGCCGATGCGCGGCGCGAGGCAGCACCGGTGGTGTCGAGTCAGGTGGCGGCCACCGCGGCGGCCGTGGCCGGCAAGCAGGCCGCAAGGGATGCATTCGTGTCGAGCTTCAAGCCCGAGCGCAAACCGGGCTGGGTTGTGGAAGGGGCGATGTCGAGGCTGCGCGGGGCACTCGCCGGCGTGATCGGCCCGATCCAGCGCGTGACCACGGTGGCGAACGAATGGCAGGTCGAGGTGAACGCGTCGTACCGGGCGCTGGTGAACGGACTGGATGCCCTGGTGTCTGCACCGCGTCAGCTCGCCGACGCGATCGCGAACCTGTATCGGCTGCCCAGCGACCTGAGCGCCGGCGCCGGCCGCGACCTTCGCGCCGCCTTTGCGTGGGGCTTCGATATCAAGTCGAAGCTGCCTCGAAAGCCCTTCGAGGTGCGCGTGATGCCACCTGTCGGAGCCGGCCTGGTGCTATACGGCACTGGCTTGGCTGCTGCTGCTCCGCCGCCGACGCCTGCCCAGGTCGATTTCGCGACGCTCGAAGACGCTGGCGATGATCTGATCGAGGCGCTTGCCGTATGCGCCTACGTCGAGGCGGCAGCAGCGGCCGAGCTGGCCAGCCGAGACGAGGCACTTGCAGTGCGGTCGGCGGTCCACGCCCAACTCACCCGCCTGATGCAGTCCGGGAGCGTGCGATCGACGCCGGCGGAAATGCCGGCCTCGGCCTGGCACGACGCCTTGTCGGCGCTCTACGGCGCGGCCATGGCCGATCTTCAGGCGCGCGGCACCGACAGCGTGCGCTTGGACACGTACACGCCCGAAGGCTGGATTCCGGTCTGGGTGCTCAGCCATCGGCTGTACGGCACGGCCCGATACGCCGACGAGCTCCTGGCCATGAACCCGCATATCGAACACCCGTTGCTGGTGCCGCCCGGGCGCCCGCTGCGGATCGTGAGGCACTGAGGCCCTTACCCGATGAACGACCTGACCCCAGTCGACCGCGCCGCGTTCCTGGCTTGGCGCGAGGCTCAGCGAGAAGCGCAGGACGCCTGCGCTGCTCTGACTCGGCGCCAGCGCGAGTGCATCGTGCTGGTTGCGAAGGGGATGACGCAACGGGAGATCGCCACGGTGCTGGACATGTCGCCCGCCACGGTGCAGAGCCACATGATGTCGCTCAAAGAGGGCTTGGGTGCCGCTACGCTCTACGAGGCAGTCGCCGTCGCCACCAAGGCAGGTTTGGTGTGATCGCGGCTTCGGAGCGTTTCCAGCGCGACACGGCACGAATCGTCGTGCGAGTGAACGGCGTCGAGCACACGGGCTGGATCCAGAGCGAGGTGGTGCGCAGCATGGAGGCCATTGCGGGCACGTTCAGCGTGCCGGTGTCGATGGTGGCAGGCTCGCCGCCGTCGATCGCGCGCGGGGACAGGGTGCAGGTGCTTATCGGCAAGACCCAGGTCATCAACGGCTACGTACTGGCGGCCGAACCCTTCTACAAGCGCGGCGACTGCGGCCTGCGCGTCACCGGCCGTGATCGCACGGGCGACCTGGTGCGAAGCAGTGCGATGCATCGCGGCGGCCAGTGGCGAAAGGCGCGGCTCGACCGCATCGCTCGGGACCTTCTGGCACCTTTCGGCGTGGACGTGATGGTCGAGGCCGACCTGGGTGCGCCGCTAAACGACTTCAAGCTTTGGCACGGCGAGAGCGTGCTGGATGCGCTGGCCCGCGCAGCGCGCCTTCGGGGCGTGCTCGTGACGCGGGACGACGCCGGGCGTTTGCTACTCACGACCGCAGGCCTGCGCGCTTTTCATGGCGAGGTGCGGCGCGGCTGGAACGTGATCGAGATGTCGGGCATCGGCTCTGACGAAGAACGCCACAGCGAGTACATCGTTTATGGCCAAAGCAACACCGCAGCCGACTTCGAGACCGCGCGGGGGCTGAAGGCGCGGGCATTGGATCCTGGGGTGCGGCGTTATCTGCCCTTGATCGTCAACGCGGACGGGAACGTCACTGCGGCCGAGCTGCAGAGCCTGGCCGAACACACCATGCGCGTGCGGCGCGGCCATAGCCTGGGCCTGCGCTACGTCGTGGAAGGCTGGACCTTCGCAGGTGAGGCGTGGCCGCTGAATCACCGAGTGCGGGTGTTCGATGACATTGCAGGCCTGGACGGAGACGAGTGGCTGATTGCCAGCGTGCGCCAGACGTGCGACCTGCGCGAGGGTGACGTGACCGAGCTTGTGCTGCGTCCGCCAGAGGCCTATGACCGCCGGCCGCTGCGCAGCAAGCCCGTGCGCCGCAACTGGCTGAACAAGGGCAACACCACGAATCACCCGCGCGGGCCGTCGGACAAGGCGAGGTCGGGGCCGTGA